GACCATGAAGGCGGTGGTCTGGGTGTTCTGTTGATTCACGAATCCATCCTTCTAAGATACCCTTACGAGCACGTAGCGTATAGTACTCACTGATTAGTGGGGCACCACCACCAAGAACTTCTAATGAAGTCTCTGTGATCTTAGGGGATTTGTTAACGAACTTACCATTAACACGTTCAACGTTCCATTCATCAGGTACCCATCCGATAGAGTACAAGTAGTCCTTTACTACTTCAATACTACCCACTTTACCCTGTTCAAAGGTGATACGACAATATGGTCCCGCAATAGGACGATCTTCTCGACCGGACTCTTGAGTATAGCCAAAGTGTTTGACGGTAGCCACGGTGTAACAACCATCTTTACGCCAAGCAGGTTCTTTGAATTCATCAGGCTTATCTTTCTTGATACAACGTAGACCAATCAAAGGTTCTAAGACACCTTCGATACGTTCCATTTCGTTGTTCATACGAGTTAATAACGTCTGAGCACCAGCCATATCAAAGACCCAACCCTTATTACGGATGTCAGCTTCGATAGCAGCAAAGCGATTTTCAACATCAAGACCCTTAGCGTACATAGGGAACTTACCAATGATCTTCTTAGCTTCTTCTACTAAGACTTTGTACACCTTAACGTTTAATTCAACGTCACGGATACAGTAGGTAAGCATCTCTTGAGTGAATCCACCTTCCCAGTCATTGAATTCTAGCTTAGGGAACCCAAGCTTAGAACCCCAACCCTCAAGACCATGCTTATGATCTCGTTTGAATTGGTTAGTCTGAGACATAATCCAGGTGTCAATAACTTTTACTGATTCAGGAGGTGACCATCCAGTGAGATGTTTTAGAACAACAAGATCATAGCCAATAAAATTGTGACCGTAAATAATGTCGGCTCGTCCAATAAAATCAAGGCCGTCACGAAGAGAAGGAAGATTGTTGTCATAGTCTGAGAAGGAATGTACCTCTCCAGTGTCTGAGTTGATAGCAACCATACACCAGATTTTATTTACATGTGGCATAAGACCATTGGTCTCGATGTCAACACACAATCTTAGTTTAGTCATAGTAGTTTATCTGCATACATTACAGTGTAGAAATGTTCGAACACACGAGCCTCAACCTCGCATGGGTCAAAGAAGTATGATTCACGAGATGAGTCTTTATCGTAGCTACACTTAGGAACCCTAAATCCATCACGCTTAGTTAAGTGCTGGCACACATGAACGAATTCATGGCACATGATGTATAGGAATAGTTGCTTAGTGAAGTAGTTGTTTTCCCATTCGCTAAGGTATGGGTCACGGATCTGCACAAGGATACGACCTGTATGGTCTTCACCGTGGATAGTCATACCCATCTCTTCGTTATCATCTGCATACTCTACACAAGCAATACTGATCTTGTATTTTTCTTCAACGACTTTCACGTTGAATCGACTACAGTAGTCAGCAAGAATGTTGAAGAATACCTTAGCAACTTTATCTTCAGCGGCAGGTAAGCAAGCTACTTCTACCTGTACGGTAGGGAATCGTTTATCCTTCCTCATTGATCTTCTTCCATGTTACGTTAGGAGAACCTAACTCGGTTAATTCTTCAGCCATTTCCATTACGAGTTCATTGAAGCTCTCGATTGTCTCATCACGTTCACTGAGTTGATATTGTAGGTACACAATATAAAACAATGAACATAAGAGAAGGAAGTTTGTCCATCCTTCTGTTAGCATTAGGTTAATCCTGTTTTAGCTAACCAAGCAGGGTCAGCGAGACTGTTTTGAGGTAGCGTATGGTTGATAGCTACACCCATTTTACGTAGGAAGTCTACACCATCCATACATTTGTATTCACTGCTGTATACTACTCGCTTAATTCCCACACTAAAAATAAGTTTAGCGCAATCAATACAAGGAGAGCAGGTGCAATAAAGAGTAGCACCGATAGTACTGCTATTCGAACGCGCCACCTTAGCGATGGCTTGAGCTTCCGCATGTAGTACGGTATTTGTTTGAGTGTCGTTGTTAGTTTTTGGAGGTGTACCATTATAAGAGAATGAAATAATGTTGTCGTCTTTAACGATTAATGCACCGACCTTACGGTCTTCTGCATACGATTGTTGTGCTGTTAGTTCAGCGATTCGCAGGTAGAATTCATCCCAGTCACGTTGAGATTTCATAAGTATTCCTCGTAGCTTTCAATGTATTTACGGTTGATCTCAGACAGTTCTTTAAGGGTTTCAATTAGTAGTTCTTCTTGAAACACGTTAATAGGCTTAGAGAAAATCAAAGTAACGTTAAGAGAGTTTGCTTCTGTTTCAATGATCATTTTAATACTCCGTGTTGCTTATCCCAGTAGTTGTAGTTCATTAGCTTAAGGTCATAAGCACGACCTATAGCTGTACGGTCTAATTCCCATTGAGCTGATAGTAAGTCAAGCATACACTTGAGCTGACCAACTTCAGTCTCTAAGTGAGCTTTGTTTGTTACACCTGTTTCAGGGTGTTGGTGATTAAGCGTAAATCGAAAACACTTACTGATAGCTTGGATTACTTCAGCACATTCCTCTTGGGTGGCTACAGGGATTAGATTCATTGTTCGATGTCCTCGATGTTTACGATTTGATATGTTTCATTCTTGTTAAGTTCTGCTGACATAGAGTCAATAAGGTATTTGACTTCGTCTTCAGTAGACTCTTCAAGAAAGTATACTACGGTTACTACTGTTTGCTTTTTCATGGTGTGTTCTCTATAAGGTACCGTCTCGGGTTTGCATGCTACATATCAATCTTGTCCCGGAACCCAAGAAAGATAGGGTGTCGTGGCTTATCCTTTACTCCGATAGGGAAGTGTTTGTACTTGACAATTGCGCCTGTGAGAGCATCCTTATTTGCCCAGAAATTTGTTCGATCATCAGAGTCGAAACCTGAGCCAATGTTAAATTCAACTCCGTTACTTGTTCGGCACACAAGAGCACCGAGAGTTCCTTTACCTCGGAGTCCAGCCTTACTACTAGACCTCTTAGTGCGACCAAGCTCATTTGTTTCTGCTTCGTTTCCATTGTGCATTTCCTCTTCGAATCCTACGATAGTAGCCTCAGCATCTTCAAAGCGTTTAAGCTTAAAGGCATTAGCTTCTTTCATAGTACAACGACCGTACTTGTACTTACCTCTGAAGTTACGAATGATTACTCCTTCATAACCGTCATTGAGGTATTCTTCCTCGATTTCTAATAGCTCTTGTTTGTTAGCTGCTTCATATCGTAGTACATGAGTATGGTTAGGCCATTCACTATGGTATTCGTGAGGCATAGTACGATCAATGTAGTTGCTAATTGTATCATCCCACCAGTCGAAGTGGTAGAACATAAAGTCACCTACTTTATCATGTGACATAACAAAAGAGTTAGTATCACGATAGACAGTAGGCGATGTAGGCTCACCAACGATCAGCTCACCATCCATACCTTGAAAGGTAGTAGCGTTATCAGATGCCCATTGTTGGATGTGCTTATTAGGGATAGGCTTAAGTGTACGACTTAGCGCAACACCATCTTTAATTAGACAGCGAATACCATCTAATTTAGGTGTCAAGATAACAGGGTAATTGAGAGTATCTAAGTCAGGTAACTCTCGGGGTAGTAGCATTGGTTTCATTCGCCGATTCTTTCAGAAGCAAGACAGAAATAGTTGTGTATTAAACGAGCAGCTTCAGCATGTTGAGCTAATGCAATACGCTCTTGAGGCATATCATCAAAGTGAAAGATGTTTGTCTTATCTTGTTTGAGATAGTCAATAAACGTTTCGTATAGCTCACGCATTTCAACTGCTACAATTTCTTCTGCATCAATCTCAACGGTGTGTTTCATTTGAAGGCTTCCTCAGCTGTTGGAAAGATAAAGTTATCGATAAGCAGCTTACCTTCACTACCAAATCCATTGAGAGGCACTACGAAGTATCGTACAGTTGTGTAGAGGATGTCTTCTGTAGCACCACGCGGCATACCGATTTGAATAAGAGGTTGGATACTCTTTACTTTCATTTGTGTTACTGTATCTTTATCACGTACATATACAGTATCACCCACGTTATATTTGTGGTCAAATAATGAGGTTGTCATTAGTCTTTCCTTAAGTTGTTACTCATGTTATAGTACAGATGACTCTTAGTAGCTTTCAGCGTTATGATCAGTTGAGTTTCTAGCTCATGCATCTCTTGATCAGTACCATACGCTAGGATTGTACGGATGAATCTTGAGGGGCATTCATTGTACTCTGCGATAAGGCTTTCACTGCTGCAGACATATCCATCATCAGC